TAGCACCCATATCATGTACGGCAAATCCAATTTTACTAGGACCATTTAGCATCTTCTTAATATTTTGATAAACTTTATTATCCATAGTATCTGGGCAAGTATTAGGAACTACATATTTTATATGATGAGTTTCATCTAAGAAATTTATAGATTGATTTAGATCAGAAGTCCACGCTTCTATAGAACCATTTCTTCTTTTGATATGAATGGTTAATTTATCACTTCTATTATCCCTCATATCAAAATTACATCCAGGAATTGTAGCATTGTCTGCTTTGGTTAATAACACTTTCCAAATGTCTGTATCTCTTAAGCCTTTTTCTGCATAAGTACATGCATCATACATTATAAAAAATTTAGGCAAGTTCGGATCATTTCCAACACTAGGAAATCTACAAAGAGATACATCATGGAAAATACCATTTTCATCATACATAAATCCAAGAATAATCAAACAATATCTATCTCTTGATTGATAATCTACTCTTACTAAAGGATCATATGTTTGCCACAATCCTGTTTCTACAGTAAGATCCAGATTTTCATATATATCTTCATTAGAAACAACGCCAAGAGTCCATCCATTCTTAGCTTGTTGAAATACTAATGATTTTGTATAGAAAGAATATACTGTTTTATCTCTTAACCATTGTTCGTCAGGTCTATTCTGACTTCTTGTAGCATCGACTATTGGATATGAAGTAGAAAACCATTCCGAAAAATGTTGTCCAGTATTGAATATATTTTCTAGATTTATAGGTTCATCTCTAAATGAATCTAAATCATAATCATCATCAATAGCATTTATTTCTCTATAATCATCATCATATACGTATCCATCTAAAGATTTATTTATATTTACAGGTTGATCTTTTTTAGCATTTAAGATATATCTTTTATCTTCTGGGAGATTTGATATTTGTTCATATTCCCCATCTCTTTTATGGAATACAAAAGTCGTTGTATCCGTATTATAGAGAAACGAATCTCTATATTTTTTATCTATACCAGAATTGAAAATATCGTTTCTATCTATAGTATAAAATATAGATGCTTTATAGAACATATCATCTTCATATCGTAAAGTAGATCCATCATCATCTTTATTTAAATCTTCAAACAAATATTCTAAACTCTTATTATCTCTGGTATTTTTTAGAGTATAATTGAATTTAGATATTTTGTATCCATCATTTAAGATAAGGTTTTTTTGTTCTTCGTTTTTATCATGTAATAATTTAAATAATTTCCTTAAACTAGGTGCAAGTTCGGAGTAGCTTACTTTGTCTTCCATATTAAAGGACATATTTTAATCCCTCCAAAATATCATTCCTTGACATATTAAGTAATTGAATTATTAATTTGTCATCGGAGGAGAAACCTGTGTTTAATCAAGAATATAAGATAACTTGGGATGAAATAGCTCCTTCTTTACAAGAACTATTTATGAACTTGCAAGAAGAAATTTCAGATAATCATAATAGAATTGTAAAGAATAAGATGAGCCTTGATAGTGTAGAAGAAAAGATAAAAGAAATAGAAGATTTTGATAGATTAGAAGATATAGTTTCTAGTGCACTTGATGGGCAAGTTATTAAAGTTGATACAAAAAGAAACAAGATCTATACTAGTGATGGGTTCTTAACTCTTAATGTATTTTCTAGACCTTCTGATTTAGAATCAGCTAAAAAAGTTAAACCTACTTTTTATAAGGATGCTAATACGAATTGGAAAAGATTTGCTCACTATGATACGGCTACATTAATTGAATTAGATTCAAATCAAACAAATTCCCCTAATATAAGTGAAGGTCAAAATCTAAATAATCCAACCTATAATGAATTTACTGGGAACCCTAGTTCTATTCAAATAAGTGATGCTGGAGAAATAACTTGTACTACTACATCTCCATTAGTTGCAAGTGTTTATTCATCAAAAGAATATAGTAAATATACTGTAAGTTATAATATAAATACAAAAAGAGCAGATTCTATTGTAGGGATATTGATAGGTTATACTATTGATAAGAATGGTAAAGAACATACCTTATCTGTTATAAGATCTCCTAAGATTAGTGGATATACTAATCTTATTAACTTTGCCTTAGTTTATGATTTAGGAAATCCTACTCAATTAGTTTTAAAAGATTATACAAATAAAGTTACTGATAATATTACAAATACAACACTAAATGATTATCATGTATTCCTTAAGGTTGAAAGAAATGTAGATGACTTCGCATTCTATACATCTATATTCTCAGAAACTTCTGCTACTTCAGTATCTCAATATGTTGGAGAATATTCTTTTGGTAGAAGAGGAATAACAGATAAAGAAGTTTTAGCTAATTTAAAAGATATGGCTTTATGTCCTAGTAGAATTGGTATTGTATTTAGAAATACGGGTGTAGATTTTATTCCTATTGATCAAAAAGGATTAAGGAATAATGAAAATATCTATGATATAGATAATAATACTTGTTATACGTATAATTATAATACTAATACTTGGGTAGCTGAAGGAGAATTAGATGAATCCTTAGAAACTAAAGTATTTTTATATAATAAAAATACAAGAGAATTCTATTTCTACTATGGAGAAGGCAATTATCAGGAAATAGCTTTATTTCATAATGCATTATTTGATAAAGCCAAACAAGGTCAAGTTATTAAACTAAATACAGATACTAGAAGAGTATTTGCTGATGATAACTTCAGAGTTTTGTATGCAGTAACTACTGAAGAAGATTTAAATAAGATAAAAACTGAATTAGAAAACAATCTATATCAGAGAGAAAATATTTATGATTTTACATCTGGTAATGTTCTGAAATACTCAATGGTTTCTAATTCTTGGGTGGTTGAAAGTCAAATAAGATCTACATTACCTGAAAGGATAATGATTTATAACAATCGATTAAAGAAGCTTTTCTGGTATGCAGATGGACGAGCTACTTATATTGAATATTAGGAGGTAAGTTATTTTGGCTAAAGCGGCTACATATCTTGAAATTTATAATATTGCAAAAGAATGTAAAGATGATCTTTGGTCTGAAGCTCAACGATTTGGAAGAGATGTAAAACTATATTTACATTGGACTGCTGGTGGATATCATACAACTTATAATGAGTACACTATATCTATCAGTTCTGAAGGGGATACTTATATTGCAACAGATGATTTCTCTGAAACATTGAACCATACCTATTATAGAAACACTGGTGCTATTGGTATTACTTTAAACTGTGCATATAATGCGACTCCTGATGATCTTGGAGATTATCCTCCTACGGATGCTCAAATAGATTCTATGGCTAAGGTGATTTGTTTATTAGCTGATGCTTTAGATTTAACTATTGACAAAGAACATGTTCTTACTCATGGTGAAGCAGCAGATAATGAAGATGGGTTAGATTTGTATTACCCCGATTACAATGGATATACAAATAATATGTATGGACCCAAACATTCTGTAGAACGTTGGGATCTTGAAGTATTAGGAACTGCAGAGTCTCCTATTTATAATCCTTGGGATACTACAGGTCATCGTGGTGGAGATATTCTTAGAGGTAAAGCTAATTACTTTAGAGCTCATAAATTTACTGAATCTGTACTTAATGGAACAGAAATGCAATCAGACGAAGTAGGTCCTAATGGAAGACCTTATGCTAAAAATGATATTGATTATTTAATGAATCTTGGATATACAAAACAATTAGCAATTGAAACATTGGCTGGTTGTGATAAGTATACAAAAGCTTACGACAAATCTATGATTGCTCCTAATGGTATGGATTATGAAAAGAATGATATCGATTATCTTTTGAATAATGGATATACTAAAGAAAGTGCAATTCAGCTCCTTTCTACAACAGATAAATATAAAGCACGATAAATTATAGAGGAGATAAAGATATGATATCTCAAGCTAATCCTAGATTTTTTACAAATATAGATAAAGATGTACTCTTGTATTATAAAGAGGATGAAGAAAATCCTGATCTTACCAAATTAGATAACTGGTTTTCTGATAATATTGAAGATATTAATTTTATCTCCTCTTTAGAAGAGTCTAAAAGCAAATCTAAAAGATTATTTGATAATACTGTTTATGCTAGCAGTATGATCAATCTATTTAGTCCTTGTATAAATTTTAGTAATAAAGAAATAAACAATATTATTTCAAAGATCAATATCAATTTTATCAAGGATAAATATGCCTTTACAAGAACTTTTGCTAAGTTAGAAAATGTAACTATTTTAGATCTAACTCCATGGAATATGGAAAAAGGATCTCCTATAGAATTTTTGAATGGTTTGTTCTATGGAGATAAGAACTTAAAATCTATATATGGAATATCTACTTTAGTAAATAAAAAAGTAACTAGTGTGAATTCTATGTTTGCTGAATGTGAATCTTTAGAAGAGATAGATATATCTAATTGGGATACAAGTTCAGTAGAAGATTTTACCAGACTTTTTGATGGATGTAAAAGTTTAAAGAAGATTAAAGGCACAATAGATATGAAATCATGTATCAAATATTCTGGAATGTTTGGAATAAATACATCTGTTGGATGTAAAGAATTAAGGAACTTAAAAATAAAGAATCCTCCTAATGGATTCTTTCTTAGTGGATTAGAAAAATCCCAGTATGAAATTATAGAATAGGAGTTATAATAATGATTAACTTTGATTTGCAATTATTTGCTAAACAAGAATCCGAAAATCCTAAAGCTTTTACCTTTGTCAATTCTAATAAATACATTCTTTCTTATGATGAACCTTCTGAAACAGAAGAAGGAGCAGAATTGGATGATAATTGGTTTGCCAATAACTTCCCTGATGGAGATTCTATCGGTAGCCTTAAAAATGCTAAGAGTGTAATGAAAGACTTCTTTAATAAAGACCGTCTTATTAAAAATGCCAGATACTTTTTCTGCTATGATTATTATGGTGCATACAAAGGTTTGTTCAATAATAAAGAAGATATTCAAAATATCATAGAACATATGAAGTTACAAAAAGGTGCCGATATTCGTGGTGCATTTAGTACAGTAAACTCATTGGAAATCTTTAATAAATATAATAAGAAAGATAAGTTTGATAAAGAATTTACTCTTGATCTTACACATATGAATCTTAGCGATGCTGGAGATCTTAGCGAACTTTTCAGCGGAAGTTATTTCAAGGAAATTATTCTTGGTGATCTTGTTGCTAGCAGTGAAAATATTAAAGGTTTATTAAATGCTGGTGTATTTGCTGGTAAAATTACAGGGTTAGAAGATATTGATCTTAGCAATGCTGTCGATCTTTATGGAGCATTTGATAGCCTTGGCCTTAATTCCGCAATTTATGGATTTAAGAAAACAGAACCTGATGATTTTGGTGCTACCTATGATATTCCTTTATTTATCAACCTCTATACTGGAGAAATTGCAGAAGGAAAATCAACTTCTAGTGATAATAACTACATTGATAAATGGCTCCAAGACTTCAAGTTTAATAGACCTCCTAAGGGTGGCTTGTTAACAAGCATTGGATATGTCTTTGGTGATTGTCGTGTAAATAAATTAGATTTGTCTAACTGGGATGTATCTAATGTAACAGATATGGGTTGTGCATTTAGAAGTTGCGGTATTAAAGAATTAGACCTTACTGGATGGGACACTTCTAAAGTATCAAACTTTGGTTTGTTTATTCAGAGAAATGTTATGAAGATGACTTCTCTTAAGGGTGTATTCGATCTTAGCAGTGTAAATAATTCTTATGAATGTATCGACTTCAGTAGATTTAATCTTGCTGATGATGTAAAAGTACAAATTAAGAATCCTCCTGAATGGCTTGTTAATGAAAATTACAGATCTCTTGGTATCCCTGTAGAACGAATTGAAGTTGTACACTAATAAAAACAATGAGGTGTAGAAATGTATTTTAAACAAATTTCACCTAAACCTATAAATGAAGGATATAGTTTATTCTCTGCAATAAATGACCTTGCTAATAGTCCTGAAATAATTAAAGCTGGTATTGAAGATATGGCGGCTGCAAAATCTATTTTCAATAGAAAATGTAAGATGAATGCAGGAATCCAAAAATCTCTTTCTGATCTTTTAGCTGATAAAGAAGAATATCAGGAAGATTTTTATAACTATCCGTATCGTGTAGATTATCATGAAGGATATTTAAATATTAGACGTAGGTTGGATATCTTATATAGAGACTTTTATGAAAGTAAGAGTATAGCTCCTTATCGTAGTGCTTTGTTCTCTTTAGATAGAGAAGAATTCTATGCTATGATTTATATGCTTATTATTGGAGATGCTATAAATACAAGTGAAGGAACTCAATATGTATATCCTTGTATTATAGATAAAAAGTATATTGTATTCTTTGCTTTAGATAAACGAGGTAATTTAAATACAATAGCTTATGCTTGTACTATCAATCCTAAAGATCCTAATTCTCCGTTAATGGCTGGTAGGATTGGTGAAAAGGAATTCAACTATTCTAAAATTAAAAAATAATTTAAAAATCCAGAGCTCTTAATTGAGCTCTGGGTTAATTTTGTCTAAAATTATATATTATTATTATGAAAGTTTAAGCATCGTTTTATATAATAATAACTAAAAGGAGAATATAAAAATGGAGACAAACAAAAATGAATACATGATTCATGAGATAAGTATATTTATCTTACACCAGCTTATATTGGAATCTGATCCTAATTATAAGGATAGAGAATTCGTAAATTTTCTGAGATCCTGCGAGGATAAGAAGATAGTTTTAGAGTCCTATTATTATTACTTAGAGTTTGTAAAAAGAAAAGTAAAAGAAGTAGAGAAGAGGGAAGGTATACAAGGATTGATGGTATTAAAAAATGACGAAGATAAGATGAATGATCTTATAAGAGAAATCTTATCAAACAAAGATAGATATAAGAAAGCTGGTGGATTTTGATCTATGCTATTTTACAAAAATGCAGTAAATATCTTTACAGATGCATCTACCAAAGTAATAAATCCTGGAACTCCTCATCAGCAGTTTCTAACCTGTCCTGGATTCGTAACTACAATAAATGGAACTGTTATAAATCAAGGATATAATATAGTAGAAGCTACCGTAAACTATGCAGAACTATATGCTATTAGAATGGGTGTAGAAGATGCACTCAAATACAAAGATACAGATTTGTTTTTGAATATCTTTTCAGATTCAAAAATTTCTGTATTTGGTTTAAGAAAGTGGTTTTTTAAATATTATCAAAATGCTAAAGGCTATACGTTAATGACTAGCGGAATTGGTAGTAAGAAGAAACCTGTGTCTAATCAAGAACTAATTTTAGATATAGTACGAATGATATTACATTCAAACACTAAGTTATCTATATACCATATACCTGGACACATAAAAACAAACAAAATAGATAGCATGAATAAGTTCCATGAAGTATTTCATGCTAATAATTTTCCCGATACTCAAAAGATAACAACTACGTTAGATATTGAGATCGATATTGCAAAGTATAATGATTACATTGATAATTATACTAGATCTAAGTTAAACCGTACTATCAATCTTGGAGAGTTGAAAAATTTTGATACCAGAAAGAAAAACTATCCTGTTGTATGGTACCCTAATCCTAAAGAGGTAAAAGACTATTTGTATTTGATAAATGTATAACTAAGAGGTGAAGTAGAGATGAGTAATGTAGTACTTAGAGAAAGAGCTATTTCAGAAGTATTAGAAGATGGATCTATCAATTATATCTGTGCAGATATAGACCTTGATTCAGATCCTTGGATAAATGATTTTATCGAAGAATGTGGTGGTATAGATGAAATTGTTAAAATGTATCCGTACCAAAAATTAATGATTGATGAAATAACAGGAACCTTAGTGCCTGTAAATAAATCTTGCAAATACAATGCAAAAGTAACAAATTTCTTTCATCTTGTATATAATAAGAGAATGATTGAAAAGCAACAGAAAGTTTTAGATGCCAAAAGAAAGTATTATGCAGAACATCCTATCCAACAACCTAAACAAGAAGAATACAACCAACTCCAAACAGCATCTTATAATGATAACGTAGTTAAACAAGATACCAAACCTGAAGAAAACTTAGAATCTTCTCAAATGTTTAACTTCTCATCAGATGACTTACAAAATGGAACTTATTGTTTGAATCCCGAAGATCTTGTTATGAAAGATGAAAATGATGGAATTCTGCTATTTGATGATTATGGGAATTCAATATCTTTCAATGATGTAAAGAGAGGATCTTATCATCCTAATATGGTAAATGGAAAGTTTATTAAAGCAAATGGAGAGATAGAAGGAGAAGAACTTCAAAACATCAATCCTGCACTTGCTATGACCAATCCTAACTACAACAATTATTATCAGCAACCTATTCCTAATATGTACCCTAATAATATAGGAACTGGTTCATTTATTCCCAATCCTGGGATGGGATGGTACTAATGTTCACACTATTCAATGATGCTATCCAACAAAAGAAAATGCAAGATCAAATGGAAGCTAATGCTGCTATGCAGCAAAATTTAGAAGCTAGAAGGGCAAATCCTACGATGTATGAACAACCTGGGAATATTGTTGATTTTAGTAATCCTGCTTCTTATATGAGAGGAAATGCATATAATCCTTATGGATATGATAATCCTTTCAATAACCCAAACATACAATGTCAGATGGGTATAGTTCCTGCAGTTCCTGATACTCCTCCTCCTGTTCCTACTTATCCTCAGATGAATGGAACGTGGTATGGAAATCAAATGCCTTTTGATAATCAATTTACAGGTTATACAGGTGGAATGTATTATAATTCAGATTCCACTGATTTTATGGAACCCGATGAAGAAGATTATGCTGAAGGAAGAGCTGTAAGAGTTTTTATAATGACAGAATCTCAAAGAAGAGAATATGAGGAACAACAAGAACGTGACCGTGAAGCTAAGGGTCCTTATAAAGACTACTTTGAGAGAAATTTTACTAATTATGCAGAAAGACTTCAAGTTCATATAATAAGAACCCCTATTGAACCTGAAGTAAAAGAGGAGGATAACAAACAACAAGAAAAATTATCTAGTGATTATGAGGAATTAAAGAAAGCTCAAGAAGAACTAAAGAAGAGAAATGATGAATTATCAAATATGCTTGATTTTGAAGGAATAGATACCACTCGATTAGAGATTCCTGAAGAGCATCCTTTAGTTTTAAGATTGAGAGATAGAAATGAACAGAAGAAACTTTGTGAAGAGATATCAGTATATAATACGATGATGGCTACCGTGTTATATAACATAAAGTTCTTCATTCCTGATATTACAAAAGAAGAGTATGAAAGATATGTAGAAGTAATTAAGAATAAATTAAATGAGTATAGAGAATTAGAAGAAAAGAATCAAGATGAAGATGGATATGTAGATTATAGAGTTCCTTATAGGAATAGACCTCTTCCTGAATTTGAAGAAACAGAGGAAGGTGGAAGGGAATATTTTGCTGATCAGGAAAGCAAAGTTAATCCGACTCCTAGAATAGAGTATAAAGAAATGGAAGAATATGAATATGCTTATGACAGAGGTCGTAAGCTGAGTGAAGAAGAAAGATTGATATTTTGCGAATATGAATTCGTAAAATTAGAAGTAGCAGTTAAAGAATTGAGATTAAAGCAACTTGCTGAATACAATAAGAAGTTGCAAGGAGTTACAGAAGAAACAATAAGAAGACAGAGAGAAGAAAAGAAACGACTCTCTGAAGTTGAGAATGAATCCTATAATATTTATGATCCTATCCAAGTTTATTATCATGAAGCTAGGGTTAGGCAAAAGAGGCAACAACAGCAATATGAACTGTATCGCCATATCTTTAAGAGCTCTAAAACCGATAAAGAGTTTGATGAATGGTGGTTTGGTAAAAATTCAAATGAAGTTAGACAACGTATGAGTCCTGAAGAAGCTATGAGAGCAAGAAAGAGAGAATACAAGGATAGAATGTTAGAGCTTAATATTCAAAAGATTAATAGTCTTAAACCGATAAGCTCTGAAGAAATTTGCTATGCTATTAGAAGAAAGCAACAAGAAATCCTTGGAAGAATATTCGGTAATTCTCTTCAAGAGTCTCATAACACAAGGGAGTATTTCACTAAAGTAGTTCCTCAAGCATTGTATGAATTATCTATGATGAATATTGAGGATCAAGAAAGAGAAGGTCAAAGAGAAGCTATAATGCAAAATCCTTTTGAATATCGAAAAGCTTTATTAGAGCTTGGAAATGGTAATCAATTGGTAAATAGAAACTTTGATAGGAGTAAGAGTATCTTTAAAGATGCCAAACCTGTAGATCCTAAATATGGATTGCCTTCTAACTATGTTGATATAAGTACTTCCGAAGAATACCAGAAGAGAAAGAAACTGTTCATGGATTATTGTGAAAATAGTAGAGGAAACATTCCCTTGAAACCTATTTACAAATAAGGTGGTGAGGAATTATGAATGTTAAAGAAAGAAAAGGGATATTAGCTAGATTAGAAACCATAAATAGACTAACTAGTTATAATGAATCCTTAAAATTCACAATATCTGATTGGAATAAAATGTCAAAACCTCCGTTGATATCATATGTTCCTCTCAATGTCATAGAGCAGGTAAGACAAGTTGTAGATAGTGTTAGATTGATGAATTTGCCCTCTAAGAAATATAAGATGGTGAATGAGATCTTATCTCCTCTTGGAATAAAACCGTTAGCTTCTGGTACTAATAGAAGAACATTCTACGTTGAATACGATCCTTCTGTTGTTATAAAAATAGCATCAGATAGGGTTGGTAAAAGGGATAATCTATCTGAGTTTAGATTACAAGAAGTAGTTAAACCTTTTTGTACAAAAACCTTTGATGTAACTCCTGATGGAATAATGTCATTAGTAGAACGTGTTGAAACTATGACTTCTTATCAGTTCAAATATGTTTATACTGGTGATATATTTGACTTTATCATGTTGATACTTGATAGAGGTTATATTATGGAAGATATAGGAGGAAACTTTCATAAGAATTGGGGATTAAGAGTAGGGTTTGGTCCTGTTATATTGGATTATCCTTACGTATTCGAAGTTGATTATACAAAACTTAGATGTTCTTTTGTAGATCCTATTACAAAAGAAAAATGTGATGGTTATCTAGACTATGATTATTCAAAAGGTATGTCAGAGATAGTATGTACTAAGTGTGGAACCAGATATTCTGCTAGAAGTCTAGCTATAGAATATAATAAAGAATCTATTATTAATACGAGAAAGAGGGATAATGAGATGCCGTTATTTAATAACACAATGAAAGTCTTCATTAAAAGAGGAGACAAGATAGTTAAGAGATTCTATAATGAAACAGAAGTAAATGAAGTAGAAAACAAATTTGTATTAAGTGAAAGAAAGCATAATCCTCAGAATACTACAGTAGCTAGAAAGAGTGATAGTAGTTTTGATAACGATGGTGCTAAAAAGAAAATTTATGAAAAATTTACTGAAAAGCCTTTAGAAACAACAACTTTTATCTACTATCCTAAAGATATTAAAAACGATATCATCTATTTCTTAAAAAGGCAAGAAAAGAAATGTGGTACGGAATCTACATTGAGACTTGCTGCAATCCTTGGGATCTATTATGAACCGATGGATGAAGAATATAAGAAAGAACATGGTATCAAATCTCAATATGAACAAAAAGAGATTAAAGCAAATGTAACACTTCATCCCAAACGTCATAGGGAAGAAGAAAAATATGAAGTAGATCTTGATACTAAGAAAGAAGAAAACTTTCCTAAAGTAATGGTAGAAGAAAAGAAAGAACTTTCTGATTTTGAAAAACTTAGTATTCAAAATATCATCAATGAATCTGTCTCTAAAGAAGAGTTAGAAAAATTCAATAATGATGATAAAGAAAAGGAAAACCTCTATCCTGTAAAAGCATTAACCAAGGAAGAGGAAGAAGCATTAAGAGATAAGTCTAGTACAGAAAATGTTGTAAGTGGAATCATTGGTGTTAGTCTTGTTGATACCATGAGAGAAAAACAAACCCATCAAAGATTAAAAGAAGAGATCATCAATAAATTTGATGGTACTTTTACAACCGATTCTAATTTAGATGAAACAATATCTACCATCTCTAATGATATCAAAGAATTAGTTAGAGAAGATTTAACCAGAATCAATAATGGTGATTTCGAAGGAGTCAATGTTTCTGTAACAAAGACTGTGGATGTAAAAAATAATGAATGTTTTGATATTGTAATAAAGAACTATTCGACAACAGTAATCGAATGCTCTTTATATCCTAGCAATGGAAAATCTAATAAAGAAACTGAAGGAGACAAAACAATGTTATCAGATGATGTATTAACTTTCTTGGATTCTAAACTGAAAGATGTAGAAGGAGATTATGAAAGTGAAGAAGAAGCTAAAAGTTCTGTAGCTTCATCCTTATATGGTTCTTTCAAAGATGAGTTTAAGGATAAGTACACACCTGCTAGAATGATGGAAATTTGTAAAGAATATACAGATCGTTATGTAGATTTCGGTTTCAAAAAGGATGATACATATGGGACAACTGCCGATGAATTATAATGATGACTTGTTTGAAGGTAGTTTGAATTGTAGCAATGACGCAGGAGCTATCCCCGATGCATTGGCATCGTGGTACTGCGTTATAGCGATTGTAGATGTAGAAGATTCTGCAAGGTTTATGAATATTCCCAATCTTGTAGTAATGTCAGATTTGCTACCTCCTCCTGCATCTATAACTGCATATATAGATGGAAATCCTAATATGGGAAAGTCAATCTATCTATCTTATCTTGCTGATAAAGGAAGAGAACAATCAATTGTAAATATTTTACAAGTATTATATGGGCGTAGAAAATTTATAAAGAGAAATGATATTCTCTTATATACAGATTATGAACCTGATATTGAGTTCCATATCTTGGATACTCTTGCTGAGTTCTTTTGTACAACTTTTGGTATCGTAATTAACCCGTATAAGAGCAAATCTGTATCCCATATTAGAAAAATTAATACAGATTTCATAATTGCTAATGTTCTTTTCTCTAATGGAAGAATAAATAAATATGAATATGCAATGATAATGCCTGCAGAATGCACTCCTAGTTATGAATCCATGTCTATTTTATTATCAGACATAAACTATCAACCTGGGAGCCTACATGATGCAGCTGTAACTTCTATGAAATATCTAGAACAATTGAGAGAAGAAGTAAGATCTAATTATAGATGCAAGAGTCCTATTATCATTGCAAATGAAAAGATCAACGCTGATTTAGAGCTTGATATTAATGAAGATATTTTCGATAAGAAACAATAAGATATAAGAGAACTCTTTATGAGTTCTCTTTATTTTTTTATTTAAGTATATATTATGATTATGAAAGGAGTGATATTTATGAAATTAGAATTTATAAATATAAATAGTCAAGAACTTTTAAACTATGTAAAGATGAAATCAGAATCTGGAGTAGTACCAGTATTCAATTTCTATTCTGTTATACAGATAGGTGAATGGGCTAGAGCATTAGAACCTCTACCTAATGTATTTGAAAGATTGTCTTTTGCATTTACATTTGATGATGATCAATATACTTTAGATTTTGATAGGCAGTATGCATTTCAGTTATTAACTAATCAAAATTCATTTACAATGCTCATGAAAATTATGATGCTTGTAGAAACAATGGATGAAGTTATAATTATTACAAATCATTCAAATCCTTATGTTGAAGTAGTGGTTGATTCTTTGATTAAATTTATTCAGCAAAGATACTCTATTCAAAGTTATATCATAAATGATATAGGAGATATAGATTCTTTTGCAACCTCTAATTTTAAAACAGAAGAAGGATTCAATAATTATATGATGGATGTAAATAAGATAAAAAGATTTATAGATCCTAGTAAACTTCTTCATAATTATCAGCAAGAAAAGGAACTAAGAATATTAGAACTAAAAGGTGAATTATAATGGGAATTTGGTTAAAAGATAGATATGTAGCCCCTTATGGTTGGCTTATAAATAAACACATAAGGGAATACGATTTATCTAAAGCTAATATTAGTATTCTATTAGATACTGGTTTTATAACTAAAGATCAATATACTAAGTATTTTAATATGCCTAAACAAGAGAGAGAAATCTCTGTAGGTATACTTCAAAGAGATAATAAAGAAATAGCTAAAGGGTTATCTGATGGATTTAAACTAATACGAGAAAAATTCTTTAAAGAGAATGATCTCAATGAAGAAGAAGTTTTGTATATAGATAAAGACTCTATAACAACCATAGATAGAGTTATCAAACATACTAAGTTTTCTGATCATCTAGAATTTAAGATGAAAAAAGAATATACTAGTTTTTACAAATTACCAAATATGGATCTACTATACTTTTCTGATCAAAGGTTAGAATATTTTAGATTAAAAGGAATGGGAGAACAAGTTCCTATAATCCATAAGAATCATATGATACAATTTTTATTATACGTTGCTTATATGGCACAGTTTGGATCTATACAGGATTGTATCAATACCATAAAGGATTTCTATCTTCAATATATAAATAAATCATTAGATATAGAATACTATCGGGAAATGAATTCTAGATCCCTATATAAACTCTTACAAAGTGGATATAGTTCTTTCTATGCTAATGCTTTAAGACAATCAGATATATCATATGTGGATGTGTCTGAAAATGAAAAGATAGTTCGTGAGTTATATAAAATATTTATGAATGAATATTTTAAGAGAAAATAAACCCATAGGATGTAAATCCTATGGGTATTTTTTTATTGTATATTTAAAGGTTTGATGTTGTATATTGCTCGTTTTGAATTAGCAGCAATACTTGTAATATACGTTAAGCATTTAATAGATAAGATATATTCCACTCTTCCTTCTCCATAATAAAGTTCAATCTTTCTTCTAAGAGAAGGAGACATATTAGATGCTAAACTGTCTTTAAGTTCATTAATAAGTTTATTTTCTGCTTTAGAATTAGTTATTTTTTCATTCTGTATTGCTTCTAAATTGAAAGGAGCCACATCTCTAAGAAAACACTCTTGTACATATTGATCTAATATTTCATCTAATTTTGTATATTCATCAAAAGAAACCAAATCTATTTTCTTGTTTTCTTTTTTTGTATCTAATACTTCTCTACACAACGTCAATAAATAAATAATAGTACCCCATAATAAAGGAAATACTTTATCATCAAGAACAATGCTTAATATAAAAGCAATAAGAAATATGGTGATACCCTTATTATTTTTTATTGAGTAAAGAAGATTAGATTTAAATCTAGAAATTTTATTGGCGATCTTTCCAAAAAAAGATTTAATAGATAATTTGATATAAGTGTATTTATCATAGAGATTAATCATGTGGATTTACCCTCCCATTTTAGTAGACCAATCGTATAGTTTGTCTCTAAGTTCTAATAGTTTACTAGCTTGTTCTTCTTTATATTTAAATTTACCATCTAAACTATTGTTTAAGTAATTTAAAATTTTATAAGCAATATCTCTATTTAGTCCATTATGATATTTTTCAATAAGTTCCCACCATTTACCGAATATCATATTTGGATGTACATATAAAGATTTATGATGATACATTTGATGACAAGTTTTACAAAGCATTACGATTGGAATTCTATTTTGAGTATGCTCATATCTAAGCAAATCGGATAAATCAAATTCTGTTATAGCACCATATGTATTCAAAATATGCTCTGTAATGATAACTGCAATATCATATATATTTAGCATGCAATGATGCATTTCTAATGATGCCATTTCTTCCCCTTCTTCACTACCAGCAGTTATATTTGGGTGAAATTGGCAACAATCTAATCCTATAGAGTATAAGTAAGCCTTATAATGTTTATAAGTTCTACTATGTCTGAATTCCTTTATAGCAGAATCTAAGAAAGCCTTATACTCCTCTAAGTTATAAGAACCTTCTTTAGTTAATGCAAACTGTATATCAAATTCAGCATTAGGAGAGGTTAAAATTGGATTATTCTCTTTATTCTCTACAAATACATTAGGAAATAGATTAGTATTGGTATACATTCTATATTTTCCCTTCTTTTTAATATATAAAGTGACTTATTTATATGTTGCACGCTTAAATTAGAGCATAAGTCCTTAAAATTATTGTTTGAAAACATCAGATTAAATACTTTAATCAGGCAGGAAGGAGAGTAATTATGCCTTTTGAATTCTCTGAGGATAAATTATCTACTCAAAACCCTTTCATCGATTTATTGCTATATAATCTTAAGATTTTAGCATATAATTGCGTTATAAAAGAGCAGAACAAAGCAGATAAATATGAAACAAAAGATTCTTTATATAATGCATCATTATATATTTCTTGTATAGAAAACCATGTCGAACTTCCTATGTTTGACAATATCAAATATCCTAGAGATATTATGATAGAAGCTGGAATGACCAACCACCAAATTTTTATTTATGAAGAATTTGGGAAATCATATAGAGTACCCGAAAATATAGCTCCTAAGCTTACTGAATTGCTTAGAAAATGGTATATCGATACCTATATGCATGATAAGGAATTAAATCAATATTATAGAAATCTTATGGGTATGCCTGCTATTGGAGAATGGGGATTACCTATATCTGAATTTGAATTTATGTTTCCCGATTCATTCTCTTATGATAGATCTTTAACTTTCATGCATGAATTACCCAATGGATCTATTAAAGAATTAAATGATCTAGGGATATTAGATTCTATTCTTCTTACGTATCCTGAACATAAATATCTTAAAAATAAAATCTACGATTTAAATATTTATGAGATAAGAAAGAAACTTGATTTCCAGATATTGTGGCATCCTGATGAAACTATGGTTGATTCTAATGTAATGGAAGAGTTCCTTATTAAGTATACACAAAATAGAAGATTTCTTATAGAAACTGTATATTCTTATGCTATGGAATTAGAAGAACCTAATTACCATGATATGATGGTAATTTATCTTGTTCTCTCTGTAATGATAGATATGCTTGTAGATGTACAAGCTCATATTATTAAAAAAGATCTATTAGATAGAAGATGTATAGAATATATCTTTTCTATGTATGGAGTTCCGTATTATAGAGAAATACCTATAAATTTCCAAAAGTCTCTTTGTAGAAATATTCATAATCTTTGTAAATATAAATCTTCTACAGCAGAAATGCTTAATCTTATCAAGCTATTTGATACTAAGAATAAGTATAATATTAAGATTTTTAAGTATTATCTTTTAAAACAAAGATTATTAAATTCTCATGATGAGTTTGAATGGAAATCTAAAAAGGTTTTAAAAGGAAACTATAATAAGGATCTAGAAGAGCAGCATATTACAGTAGATATAACTACAGCTCCAAATGAATATGCAGTTCCTAAAGATATTGAATTGTACGATTCAAATATCTATAGCAACAATAAGAATATTAAATACATGGTAGAAGGTAAGAAACCTACAGCCTCTAATAATTTAGAAGCTAAAATTGCTGCTGCTTCTACTATAGCATCTATCAATAAGATTAAGTTTGATTTGACTTTATTTGGGCAAGATCCTTCTCAAGATAAAACATCTATTTCTCAAGATGTTTTATGGGGAGATGTAGATATGATAGATTTAGATCCTCTACACACTACAAGTGGATTAGGATCTACTGCTGTATCAGGTGCTGGTATTTATGATATCAGTGCATATGCAAATCTATCAGGAAATTATGCTAATAAAGATATTAGATCTAGAGTAAATGTACAAACAGCAGATTATGTAAACTTAAATATGAAGGAAATCAAAGGATCTACCAATTATTTCTCTTCTATTAAAGTTTATGACTTAGATTCTGAAGTTATGTATGGAATCAAAGGTCAAGAAGTTCATACCATAAATTCTACAGTTACTTTTGAATATACTGGTATTATTCCTTTCCCGTTTGATTACTATCTTCAAAAAGGAAACTTATTATTTATAAGAGTAAATAATAAAGTTCTTAAAGAAAATGAAGATTATGAAATCTATGATTATAACAAAGTAAGATTCTTCAATAATGTATTAGATGGACAGAAGGAATTAACCTATGATTTCTATTATGATAAGACTACAGATTCTACTAAATTTAATATAGATAAACGGTATATCTTTAAGACTAAGGTTAAAAGTTTTGAAGGAGCTAATTCTATAGACCTCAATCCTATTCCTTTTAATAATTTCTTCTTAAAAGGAAATCAGTTGATTGTAACGGTAGATTCGATATTCTTATCTCCTAATACATATGAAGTTGATCAAAACAATATTCTTCATATTAATGATAAGATAAATACGCTTGGTAAGAAAGTAAATTGTATCTTTATTTACTCAGAATTTACAGGTACAAGATTTGATAAATTTAGTACTATTGCTACTGAAGAAAATCAAAATAAGTTTATTATAAAAGAACCTTTTATAAATTATTGTGCTAATGAAAATAAATTCTTTGTAACTATTGGAAATAGATTCATATCTAAGAATAAATACGAAGTACAGATAGATATAGAATCTGGTGTTTCTTATATTGTATTTAATGAATCTTATCCTAAAGATACAGTAATAGACTTTAACTTTATCTATTCATCTAATTCTATTTGTACTAAGATAGAACTTAAGAAGAAAGAAATTGTTATAGTTGCAGATGAAAATTATCAGACGACTTTCAATGTAGAATTCCCGTTCAAGAATTATATCTCTACTAGATATAAGGTATATCTTAAATACTTAGATAAGTATCTTCCTGAAACTTGGTATTCTGTTACCAATAGTGGAATTACTCTTATAAATGAAACATTAGCTCTTCATAAGGGAGATTCTGTTGTAGTAGAATTAGTTTATATGGATAAAGATAGAACCTTAGAAGAGAATAGCAATATCAAGGTAGCTATGACTCATTTCATTGCTTCTAGAGATAAAGAATATATCATTCCTATAGAATTTCCTATAGATAATTTTATTACTAAGGGAAATAAGATAGTGGTTGATATAGACGGAACTCTATTAGAAGATTCTGATTTTAAGATTAATAAACTTAAATCAAATATACGTATCTTAAGATCTAAATACTATTTAAAGAAAAATCAGAAAGTTAATATTACTTATATCTATAATGGAGATACCGAATATACTCTTCAATTAGCAGAAAAGAGTTATACTATTTTTAATAGAAACAAAGCAGATTTCAATATTAAATATCCTTTCTTCCCTTATTTACAAACAGGGCAAGGATTCTTATCTATATCAGAAAGTGCAGTGCATAGCAACTCAGATTTGAGTATTATAGATAATTTTAATATTGGATTCAATAAATCTCAAGTATCTAATGAAGATAGTACTGAAAACATCTTATTCGTCTACAATAAATTCTACGAACTTAACTCTCAGTTTAAATTAACCAATAAAGCTTTACTAACTTCTATTGAAAATATTGGTAAAGATGGATATTTAGATATTAAAGTTCCGTTTGATTATTATTTTGAAAACCAATGGTTGTATTTTGTTACAGATGCAAATAATAACTTTATTGATGAATCAGAGTATAATGTATTTAATGGAAGTATGTACTTTACCAATCCTGAAGAGGCTAAAGTAAAATACAGTGGTGGAATACTTGTTCATTATATCTATTCTGAAAATGGAGGAAGTACTTCTTCTGTAGGATATGTATATGAAGAAGATTATGCAGCCACTACAAATCTTAAATTCTGTAAAGTTCCTATCAATGAACTTTATGTAAGTGATAAATTAAAGAATCCTAATAACTATCGTGACTATGATATCATGGTTAAAGGAGATGGTTGGTGGGACGGTGTAGATTATAAACAGAATAATCATCAGTTGGTAAAAGATGAGATCTATAAACAGCAATGGAACTATGCTAGAACCAAATACTATGGAATTACTCAGATTATGGATTTATCTGAATATTCTACTCAAATGAGTTATTTCTATAGCATGTTGTATGATGATCAATTCTATGAAGAAAAACTTTTAGTTAAGATTCCTTCTTTATCTACAACTCATCAATTTAAACTAGCTCACTTATTTATATTTATGAGTGTACTCACTTACGTCTTCAATGGTATAGAAGATTTCATAATAGATAATCCTGCTAAGACCATGATAGTTCAAGGGTTTAACTTTAGAACCTCATTAGCTGATCTTAAAGAATATCTTCGTAAAAAGCATAGAACCGAAGATGAATTCCCTATTTGGGACTTTATCACACCTAAATCTCAAATAAAAGATTTAGCTGAATTCATGAATATATTTAAAACAAATATGAACGTAAGACAGACTATTTGTCAAAATATGCTTGATGCTGAAGATTGGGAAGAATATAAAGTATGGAGTGATATGTATTCTGCATTGATGAATTATAAACTCAATATGGAATATTTTAAATTATCTAATGGGACTATCGCTAAAACTTATACCGAGTTCTTACAAGATAAAGATAAATATCTTTATGAATTTATTAATAGAGTAAAAGGTATTACTAATAATGATGAAAAGATAGATATTATAGTAAACATGATTGATGATATAATTTATATCTTAGACGAATATATGGGCGATTGCAAATATATATTCAATGATTTTGCTGGTCATTCAGGAATAGATATAATGAATTATATCATGAGAATGATTGAATTCTTTAAATCATATAAAATAGTATTCTTAACTAAGAATAGCACACTTCAAATAGAGTGGGGTAAATCTAGAGATGAAGATACAACATTTGGAGTTATTGACGCTGCTTATGATAATGAAATAGATGATAGACAAGATTATTTCTCATTATCAGATAAAGTCTATAATATAGAAACAAATACAATAGAAGATAGATTTGATCTTCGTCCTTGGATGAGAGAAGATATTGTATTCAATTATAATAACTTTAAGAAATATATTACTATAGATCTTAGAGGAAACTTTGCTATTTGGTCAGAACCCATTTATAAAGATCTTATTAATGGAACAGCTATTGGAGATGCTTATAAGACATTTGATAGAATTATACTGAATTCTGATCCTTTTGTATTTGTAAAAAATCAGTTAGAAAATTCTATTTTATCTGGTACTCTTGCTCCTTTTATTAATGAGATAAACGCAGTAATCAGTGGGTCTACTAAAACAAACATTGAAACTAATCCTGCAGAATCTTTCCAAGGTAAGTTTACTTATTCTCCTTCTGAATATAAACGACCATTGTTTGATGGATTATTAAATATAACTGGTTTGGATTATGATGGGTATAGTTTTGATGGCAGAGCTAGTATATTTACCAAACTTACAAACTTCAAAGATTATCTTAAGAGTTTTGGTGTTAATTTAAAAATGCCTTTAACAAATTATCCTAGAATTGTTCTTATCAAAGACAAAGTGGCATGCAATGTATCTGGTATGTTTGATGGCTGGGAAGGAGTAGTAGATTTCCCTCTAATCCAATTTGACACAAGGTATGTATCTGATTTTTCAAAAATGTTTAGAGATTGTAAAAATGCTACCTCTCTTCCAATAGTTAGATTCTTAAATACAAACAATGCAACTACAACAGAATCTATGTTTGAAAATTGTGCTAAGGTGACATATCTTGATTTTAGTGGATTAAACTTTACTAATGTAACAAACTTCTCAAGAATGTTTGCTGGTTGCACAAGTCTTTCAATTATCGATGGTATAATTGATATGAAATCTTGTACTAACTGCACAGGAATGTTTGATGGTTGTGCTGCTTTAAAGCATATTACAATTATGAATCCTCCTGCAGACTTTGATTTAAATAGTGGATTAGCTAAGCATCAGTATACTGTAGTAACAGCAAATACAACTGAAATGGATCTGAATGCTAGATTTACTATTAATACAAACTTTATCAACTTTAAGAATTTTGTATCCTCTTCTGAAGAATACTCTAAACTTAAAGCGGTAAATAATAATTTAATAAATGCAGTAAGAGGAAAAGCAGCTTCTGGTACAACATACATGTTTGCTATGAGTAAATTAAAAACCATTCCTAATCTTAGTTTTGATACAAGCAAGGCTGTAAAGATGGATGGTATGTTTGCATACAATAATAACTTAGAAAATATTGATCTTGATGGAATTAGAACTGATGAATCAACAAACTTGTCTGAAATGTTTGCAATGGATGTTAAATTAACAAGTATCAATATTTCCACTTTCAATACTTCTAAGTGTGAAGATTTCTCCATGATGTTTGCTGGTTGTACCTCTCTTAAAAAGATAGATGGTATAATTGATATGAAATCTTGCTTAACTTGCACAGACATGTTTGTTGGTTGTACTGGCTTAACTCAATCTGTTAAGATTAAGAATCCTCCTCTTGATTTTGATGATAAGAGCGGATTACCCAAAGACAAATATGTAATTGTTCAATAAATTTAGTTTGGAGGATATAAAGTGAATATTAAAGAAAAATATATCCCTAAAGAAGAAGTAATTTCCAATGGGTCAGATGAATTAGTTTCTTTAGTAGAAGGCCATCCTAATGGTCTTAAAACAGAAGTAATTATTAAAGACCATGATACTGGATTGGAATTATTTAGAGGGCATAACAAAACCCTGATTCCTGGATCTGAATTCATGGCAATGAAAATGTTTGATATACATGATAAAGTATTTATTACCCCTACGTATAATAATAGATTACAATTAGACAATACAGAAAATGTTTCTAACAATGATTATTTAAATAATTATTATGTATCTCTTTTCTGTATGGGTACTTCTGGTTGTAATAGAGAATCTGCTTTAAAATATGAAGTAGATAGCAAGAAATGGATTGCACCTGAAGATATGGTTCCTTTCCAATATATTCCTGATGGTAAAGATTTAGATCAAGATGAACGTCAAGTTTATTTTGGTAAAAAGACTTTTACAGATAAGAAGTTCATTGCTTATTATTTTAAAAAGTTTGATAGCGAACCTACTATTAGAAAACAATTAGAAGATGGAACTCCTATTGATTCTTCTATTTATGATGATCAATCTGAATTTCCTGCTCAAGTTATTATTGAAAATACTTTAGTAGTAACTAAAGATGATGGTCGTGATTACTTTATTAATACAACAGGTATTAATGATTCAAGATTTAATTGTATCAGTCTTTGTTTAGCTTGGGAAAAATTAGGTGAAGATGGATTTACTTATTTCCAAGATATCAGACCTGCTACAAGAATCAACTTCCCTAACAAGTTCTTGAATGATAGAGGAGCTTCTTGGGATATTATTTATAGAATCTATTTCTAAAAAACATATAATATAAATTATATATTATAATCCCATAGGAGATACTAT